TGGCCCAATGAAAGTTATGTACATAACCAAATAACCCCATAACAGCTGAATTAAGCCCCTCAGCCAATGTTTTACCAACTAAGCTCCAATCAATAGTTTCTATTGCGCCATTTAAAAATGTGGCAATAGATTTGCCTATTTTATATAGTGTTTTTTTGATTTTCGGCCAAGGGATCTTGGCCAGTGCTTTATTTATTTTATTGCCGACTAAAACGCCCAGCTCGGTAAAATCTGCTTTTTTCCAAGCATCTTTTATCATTTTGGCCAAATCTTTGGCGCTTTGGTTTACGCTCACCGTTTCAAACATGGCTCCAGCCGCACCAGCGCCGCCAGCACCGCCGCCAGCACCCCCAGCGCTCGGAACTGCACCCGCCGCGCTTGACGTGTCGGCGCTCTCCAGCTTGTTGATCTGGTCAAATCCAAGCAATGTGCGTTTAAGCTTTTTGGCCTCTTTATTTGCTTGTTTTGTGCCCTTGGCGGCCTCACCGCCCGCGCTCCCAGCATTGTTTAAACTAGCCGCATAATCAACCGTCTGTTTTTTAGCTACTACAACCGTGCTTTTGCCTGTCAGCGCCGCAAAAAAATGCGCTATTGCCGTGCTGGCTCTGGTCAGCATATCCACGAACGCGGATATATACGGCGCAACAACGTTTAGAATTGGCGCAAATGCTGTGGCCAGTGCGTTTTTAAGCGTCGCCAAACTGCTTAAAACAGAACTAATTGAACTGTTAACCGTGCCGCTGTACTGCGCCAGATTTTCAAACCCTTGGCGCATCATGCGCACCGAACCATAAACCATAGCACCCATTATGCCAAGACGCGCCAAGCCTTTAATGCCTGTGCCCATCTTTAAGCCTCGCTGCATCTTGTTTAGGTTTTTGCTCGCCCCATTAGTTGACAAGCCAAATATATTTAATTTGGCAATCGCGGATTTTAGCCCCTTGCCAAAAGAACTAAGCGCCGCCCGTGCTTTCGTTATGCCCTTGCGTACTACGCCAAAAGAACTAGCCGCCGCCGTTTTAAGGCTCTTAAACCTCGCGCCAATGCCGCGGATCCTGTCACCTATAGCCGCCAGCCTTTTATTTGTGCCAGCGCTAAAACCGCTTTTTATCGTGTCAGCAGCAGCCGCCGCATAAGCTTTAGCGCTCTGGCCAATTGATGCCGCGGGCGTTTTCTGGTACGCTTTGCCGCTCGCTTGCATTGCCTCATACTTGGCCTTGTACTCGCTGAGCTTAGCGCTGGCTGCGTCTATTGCATCATTTGTTTTGTTCCACTCCTCGGCCTCTGCATCTGTGGCGCCAGTTTTGCCCATGTCTTTTAGCTTGGCTTGTAACTCGGCCAATTTGCTGTTAGTCTGCTCTATTTCGTTGTCTAAATCTTGAAAAGCCTGTGAATTGATAACCGCGGGCCCTAGCTCGCTCATACCTATTTGTTTTTCTACAAGCCCATCCAGATGCTTTTCGGTTTCGGCCACCTCTTTGGATAACTTTTTGTACTCGTCGCTATTGGTGTGCGCTTTTTCCTGTTTGGCCTGTTCTTTTTTTAGGTTTTTAACCTCGTTTTCAGCCTCTTTAATGGCTTTTTCTAGGTTTTTAAACTCCTGTGTTGGCTTTAGCAAACCCATGTTAAGTTTTTGGTTTCGCACTCGCTGGCCAAAATTCTTAACATTATCTGATAGCTGTTTGGCTGTCTTGCTTATCTGCTCGGCCTTTTTCTGGAACTCTTTTTCTTTAACTTCAATTGATACTTCGGCGGAGTATATGGTGTTATTGCTCATTGTTCGGCCTCCTGTACCTGTTCGCTGGCCTCGCCGTCTTTGGTTTGTTTCTCTTTTTGTTTTCTATTCCACCGCGCCGCAAATGCGGCCATGTCGGCCTTGTGCTTTTGCAGCGCCATTTCGTCGTTTATTTGCTGTTCTGCTGCTTGCTCGTCAATAAACAAATCTGGGTATAGATCCCACGGCATTACAATATTTTTTTTGTTGCGTTTTTTGGGATCCGTAAAAACAAAAGCAACGCGGCTGGCTGTCGCCTCGGCATTAGCAAATACAATGCTTATTTGCTCTTTAAAATCGTGCGCTTTTTGGTTTTCGCGCGCGTTTATTGTGTCTAGCAATTCTGGTATGCTCATATCCCAAAACTCCGCACAAGTTATGCCCAGCTGTAAAGCCTCAGTGTATAGGCTGTTAATAATGTCTGTGCAACTTGTTTGCTCGGCATCTGCGGCGGTCATTACATCATTTGATCCATTTCGGCCATATCCGCGGTCATTGCCTCCAGCATTGCTTTGGTAAAAAAACCAGCATCATACATTAACGGGTAAAGCACCTCCGTTAAAAGATCGTAAATTGTTTTCCCACCGTCTATATATCTATCCAGCATATTTTCAACTGTGTTGGATTTCATACCATGGTTATATTTTTGCAGCGCGGCTTGTAAGATCGGCAAAATCACGCTTGTTGCTGGGATGCCGTCCTCAGTTACAGCCAGCATTAGCGATTTGCCAAACTGCTGCTCTAGCCGCTGGATCCATGCCGTTGTTAATTTTAGCCTGTGTTCTGTGCTATCAACAACCCATACAACAAACGGCCGCGGCGCCTGTGTTTGTTTAGTTGTAATATCTCTTTCGTTATCTGCGTTATCTATAACAGCATCAACAATGCTGTCAACTGCCGTTTTTGCGTCTGCCATTTTAAACTCCTTTTCTTTTTTTCATATAAAAAACCGCTGGCCATTATGCCAGCGGCCTTTATATCTTGTTTTATCTTTATAATTACGACGGGTTAGCAATTGTAATATCACTTTGCAGCGCTAAGCTCATTGTAAACTCCTGTGGATCATTTACGCCGCCGCCGCTCAGTTTAAGCGACGGGATAGCACTAAATGTAAAGCTTGTGCCATCTGTAAGTGTCTGCTTAAACCATGTAAGCTGGCCAACAATGGCCTGTATTCTGCGGTATGCGCTTGTACTGGTGCTGTTGTCATAGCGAAAAGTATATTCCATATCGCCAGCATCGCCAATGCCCATTTCGTTGTGTACAATGCTATCCGTTAGCGCTGTATTGTCAACCATTTCGGGATCCGCGCCCATGTCGGGTACCTCTTTCAGCCCCGCCAGATCTGTATAACTTGTTGCGGCGGCCGTTGTTTTGTAACCCAGAGTTGTGCCATTAACTAACATAATTGTTTAGCCTCCTTTGCTTATTATGGATTTGTAATTGTAATATCACTCTGCAAGGCCAGCGCCAATGTAAATTCCTGTGGATCGTTTACACCGCCGCCGCTCAGTTTAAGCGACGGGATAGCACTAAATGTAAAGCTTGTCGTGTCTTTAAGCTGGTGCTTAAACTGTACGGCCTCGCCAACTAAATCTTGGCAAATTCTATAGGCTGTTGTTGCGGCGCTGTTGTCATAGCGAAAAGTATATTCCATATCGCCAGCATCGCCAATGCCCATTTCGTTATGTACAATGCTATCGCCCAGCGCCGTGTTGTCAACCATTTCGGGATCCGCGCCCATGTCTGGTACTTCTTTCAGCCCTGTAAGCTCGGTAAAATCGCTGTCGCCAGCCGCTTTATAAAACAGCTTGGTACCATTAACTAACATAATTGTTTAGCCTCCTTTGCTTGTATCTTATCGGCCACCCTCCCAATAAACAACCTCGTTGTTTATGTCTATGGTGCCCTCGTATCTCATTTGCTTGTGTCTCATGCCGCTAGGATCTGGCACGTCTTGGCACTCAATACGCGTAAGCCCTAGCGGGCTCATTGCCGCGTCAACTGCTACGGCTGTGGCGCTTGTGCTGCCGTTATGCCAAATATCTATCCTGTAGCGCAAATAAGCTAGCTGTTCTCTTTCGTCTGTTTTTGTTACTACGTTGTTAGCCTCCTCGGTGTATTGCATTGCTGGCAACGTCGCCCAATTTGTCGGGTATATGTCGCTAACGTTAGCGTTGACCGTTTGCAAGGCATTGTATACTTGATCTTTTACGTTAATCATAATTGTTATACCGTCTTTCGTATTGCTTGCCCCCAGCCCTCGGCCAAAAGCTCGCCAATTGTCTGCTCATTGTCTTTTAACGCTGGATATAAATAAGGCTGTGCGGGCTGGCCGTTAACCAAGTAAAATTTGCCCGCGTCCTTAGTGGTTATTGTTATCCAATGGTATCGCTCGGCCGTGCCAGCTGGTACTTGGCTTTCATGCACCCACCAACTTGTTGTTGAATAGGTCGGGTTAATGTCTGGGCTTATGCCGCTATGATCGGCGGCGCCGCGCGGGCCTGTGCCCAGCTCAACATATAACGCATACTCTAAGCGCGTGCCAATATGCGCAACTATGGCCCCAACGTCCTTAGTTACTGTTACTTGTATGCTCTGCCGCAATTCGCCGCTGTCTGCTGGTGCCAGCGGTTTTGCCGCGGCCTGTACAAATTTGGCCGCATCGTACAAGTATTTTGGATCGCCAACAATGTTTTTGACCTCGTAAATGTCACGCGCCAACGCGCCAATAGGTTTTGTTTTAGCCACGGTACCGCTCAACCTCCAGTTTTAGCGGGCTGTACTCAGTTATTGACAATATACAATAATCTGGCTTTGGCTCGTCTTTATCTCGCCATATATAAAAACCGTCGCCCATTTCCAGCGTTATATCATCGGCCAGCACGGCAACAACAGCCCCGTTTTGCTCTGTGATAGTATACTGCCCTTGTATATGCACGTTGGCTATATCGTCTATCCTGTCGCCGTACTGTTCTATTTGCCGCTTGCTTGTCGCTGGCCATACCTCGCCTTTAACCTCTATTGGCTCGTCAAATGTCGTAACTGGTACGCCCTCGCCGTCAAATGTGACAATGCGCTTTTTAATATAAAAGGATCTAACCCGCGTTTGTTTCAACCGTCTTGTCATTACTAGCGGCCTCCTTTTCGTACACTTTGCCGCCCACTCTGGCCAGCCTGTAATTGCGCAGCACGTCAAATATTTGAGCTGGTGCGCTTTCAAAACTGTAGCTCTCGCCGCCCTCGCTGCGGCCAGCCTCGCCCTCTGTGCCGCGCCTATTGTACGCAACTATTGCCAGATCGCCAATTGTTCTATCCAGCGTTTCGGGTATTACGTTGCGGCGGGTATATGCCGCAACAAATTCAAACGCATCATTAACAAGCTGTTCTAGCAGCGCGTTTTCCTCGGCGGCCTCTGGTACCAATATAACAATCCTGTTAATTATTGTCTGGATCCGCTCATTGTCTACCGTCATTGGTTAATAACCTCGCTATTTTATCCTTTTGTTATAACGTCTATAATTTGTGATTTGTTCAGCCCCTTAACGCTATAGCCCATATCCTCGGCAACTGCCGCCAGCTCTTTTTTAGTCAAGCTAGTATAGTCTATTTTAGGCTTTGGCGTCTTTTCTGGCTGTTCGTCAATAACTATATCGCCGTTTTCGTTTTCGGCCGTTACAGCTTTAACTGGCGCTTTGAAAATAGGATTAAAGCCCTGTTTTTTTAGGGCTTTTATCTCTGTTTCGTTGTGCGCCTCAACTTCTACATTAAGCCGCTTTAAAATCATGGTGCCGCCTCCATTTGCTATTATTCGCTGGCCTCATTATCTTTAATGTTGGCCGCGATTTTCCCAACCTTATTATCCATGATCCAAAGATCGTGATAACGTCTGTAGTTGATTTTCCAGCCGCTATAGTCCTGTACCTGTTCGGGCTCAAAAATCTGAAGCTCGTCGAGCTTGTCAACACCAATCGGCGCAAATCTCGGCATTACAATAAAGTTTACGTCATAAGCGCTAGCGCCTTTTTCCCAGCCGCCGCCCTCGCCGTCGCTAAGATCGTTAAGCTTAATTGCGCTTATCATTCTGTTGCTCTCAACTTTAATTATTGGCTTGCCGTCAAGGCTTGGGAGCCTTGTATCAACACCGTTAATAACAAATGTTTCCGCGCTCAGATTATTGGTGCCTATTGCGATTTCCAGCGCCGTTGTAACTTCTGGTGTGGCCATTATAATGGCCTCTGGGCCCGCTACGTCAATAGCCTCTTTCAGTTTGGCCAGTATGGTGCTTTTGTCTGGCGTGTAACCATATTCAACATGCTGGTCAGCTGTAATAGCAGCTGTGGCAATCTTGCTGATCCTGTACGCGTCAACCTCTGGGATAACGTGCTCACGCTGGAACTGTGCCATAAGCGCCATTGCTGAAACAGCAAAATTTGTTTCGTTAACGTCCATCTTGTCCAGCAAAAACTGCTCGCCTCTGTCCTGTGTCATTTCTCTGGTTTCATATTCCAGTGTGGCGGATCCTTTTTTATAGCCAGTATTACGGCCATAGTTGCCCAGCCCTGTAAGCGTCATTTTTGGGATTTTAACGGTTTTGCCGCCTGTGTAAATAACCTGTTCGGCGTTTTCCTCCATCCATGCCGTTGTGCTTTCCTGTACTATCATATCGTCAAGTGCGCTCTGGAATACACTTGCATAAGCTATACTGTTTGCCATTGTTATTACTCCTTTTCTTTAAATCTTAACTCTGGCGGCTTTATAAATCTGCTGTTTGATCTTTTCGGCCTCTTGTTCTTCCGCTGTTTTGTTGTCGCCCTCTGTGTGTGCGTCTTTCGGCGGCGTCTTGCCTTTAAGTCTTTCGTCAACT